AAATGTCTAACGTATGGTTCAAAGATTGCTCTTGCTTGTTCAGGTTTATCAAACATAGTTATAGGGACTTTCAGTGCCACGTGTATTTTCTTTAATATATCATCTGTATATTTACCATACTCGAAAGCTCTTTGAGTTCCTTGTAGTTCTTTGACTACTATATCATTACCGTGTATAATATCTTCACCGGGTTCCAAACCATTAAATGCATCTACAATCTCATTTATTTTATCTGGACCATAAGGCATATCTGGTAAACCTGCGCTAATATCAAATCTACTTGTAGCATATTTGTTTAGTGCAGCACCTATATCCCTTTCTGCGTAATCTTTTAAATCTATTAAGTATAGTATAGGGTGTATATCACTCAAACCATACGCATAGTCATCAAAAGGATTATTACGGTAACAAATTAATTCATTCTCTTCAAAACGTACGGAGTCTTTATCGTCTCCTATGTCTTGATAATAATACATTATCTGTCCACTTGGGTCTCTTTGTATGTACATATTCTGTGATGACCTCATTACAAGGTTGTCACCAGTCCATTCCATATAAGAAGTCCCAAATATTCTTCCATTCCTTAGCCATGTATATAATAACTGTTCCATGTTAATCTCATCAAACAATGCATGTATATTTTCTCTATCTTCATCGTTGTCTGTAACTATATCATATCCATCTTTAGCTGCATACATACAAGGAAGGTCAATAAGTGTTCTAACTATAGGGTCTGTTAAATAAACATTCATATAAGTTTTATAATCACCTATCTGTGGCTCTTTATTAGCTTCTTTTCTACCGAAGACACTACCTGTGTTCTGTAATTTTAATCTTTTGATAATTCCAGAACCGTAACTTCTAGGTGCATCTTTTGTGTAGGGAGGATTTTCCCCAACGGTTGCAAAACTACGCCTATTAAAAGGCCAATAATCGCTAAGAGCCATGGCTATCATTCCAATATAGTACGATATAGTATATAAAGCTTTCGCCGAAATCTACTTATATACCTCTTAAACCACCCTTATTTAAGGATTGTGAACGTTTTGCCGTAGTAAAAATAGGATTTCTTTTGGCGGCGCGTCTACTAGTACCACCTTGTTTAAGAGATATGCTAGCAAAGGTACCTGTAGAGGGTAACATTTGTAGTGATGCGTGTAATGCTATAGCACTACTATCACAATAATCATCATGTTTTCCACTAGGTGCTGCTATCTTTTCTGTTTTATTAGCTGCATCCATTGTATATTCTAAATCTATGTGTTCTCTCAACCATTTGTTTACTAATTTGGCCTGATTAGGTTCTAAACCATCAGGATGTGGTACTTTTACTAGATTTTGTTGTATATACGACACATAATCACGATAAATTTGAGTTTTTGTCCCTTTAGGACCTCCTGTAAACACGAATGGTATAAATTGTATTTGTAATTCTATACATGCTAATCTTAAATCCTGTTCTATAGCACCTCCCATACCTGTTGCATCAATTATCAGTTTATCAGCGCCATAATCTTTAGATATAGCCATAATTCTTTTTCTTTGATATGGAATATCATGTCCTCCTGTTTTTGGACCTATTTCTTCTAGATAAATAAGTGTTGCTACATTTTCAGTAGCAGTTTTAGCAGTAGACCATACACTTATCACAGTACTATTGACAGATTTACCAATATCTACTCCAACCACACAATTCGGATAGTTTCCGGGTAGTTGCATCACCATTCCTTCTATAAGACACGCTTTTACTAGTTCTGGATTAAAAATATTAGCAACAGACTCTACAAATTGACATTCGTACTCTGTTTTCCAATAAATTGAGTCTTCACCCCATTCTCGCATCTTTTCAGCCATATCATCATCTGTATATGGTGCAGAGTAAGCTCTACCGGGATTTACAGCATCTCTCCATGTAAATACCATCCTTTCGAAGGTATCGCTATATCTATCATCATAAAGATAGCGCCACATGTGATTATCTTTAGATTTTGGGGTACCAAGATTAATAAATGGAGCTTTATTAGAAACAATTGCTGGTTCTACGTTATCTATGAACAATTTATCATCAATAAGTGGACTTTCGTCTACAATACAAAATGTAGGATGTTGTCCACGTATAGCTTGACCCTGATTAGATGGAGCTAATGGGGCTCTACGTAGCACTGTTCCTCCCTTCATTGTGATATTAGGTTTGTTATGAAACCTGTAATTCTTAACTAAGCCATCTAAAAAAGCATTATCTGCAAAATGCCTATAACAATAATTAAATATAAGTGAAGCTTGGTCCTCAGTTGGAGCCAAAATAAATATTAAATCTCTAAATCTATTAAAAAACATGTAGATACATACAGCTACCGAGAGCGCAAATGATTTGCCACTGCCTCGTGGAGCCAAAATAGCAAGTTTACGATGCTTACCAGCGTCTCCATTAGGATATGTTAACGTTTTTACTACTATTTGTTCTTGTAGTGGTCTAAGTCTAAGAGGTCTTTGTTTGTTATCTATAAGATAAGCTTCACAAAACGCTCTACAAAGAAGAGTCATCTTCTTTTCATCTTCTCTACATATGTTAAAAATCTTTTCAAGTTTTCTAGAGTCGTGAGCAGCTAAGCCGCTAATCGCGGACTTCATCTGGTTTTCTTTCTTCACTGCTGTCATCTATTAAATCCTCTAGAATTTTACTGAAACCCTCACTGTTCTTCTCTACAACAGTTGGGACTTCTATATTAAGAGCACGGAACTCAGTATGAATATCCCGTACAATCTGGTTTCTTTGTCGCAATAACTCTGTTCTCGCGTTAACATCCCGAATACATACAAGAATTTCTTCCCAAAGCAAGTCTTCAAGCGCGAGATTGCGGGCAAGAAGCCGGACAAGTTCTTTATGTCTTTCATATTCCCCTTCTCCGACTCTTATGCGTAAACGCCTTTCATACCCTTCGACGTCCATTACTTGGCTTCGTCTAGTGCGGCCTTAACTTTAGATTTGACTAAAGCAGCAAGCTCATCATCCTTCTCATCCCAAGCTGTAATTAATACATTCTTGACTAAAGAGTCTTTGACGTGCTTCTGTGCAGTCTCGTCCATTTTATCAAAAGCTTTCATTTGTGCCTTTGTTAGATTTTTATCTAGCATTTCCATTAATTCAGCTTCGTTATTCTTCAAGTATTTGAAAACTAACTCTTTGACAGCTGGTACGGTATAAGCGATGTAAGCACCCATACCTAATACAACAGCACAAAGTGCCATCAATAATGGTTCGTCCATGATAGTATCTAATAGACCTGATTCTTCAACAGTATCCAAGATAGCAGTTAGGTTACCCTCACTGGTTTCGTTTGTATCTGCTGTGTTGTTATTGGTTTCGTTTGCCATAGGTTTGTCACCTGCTTACATATAATGCAATAGCACTATATAAAGCTTTCGTTGTGTGGCCCCAGAAGACGCATTATGCGTTATATTTCCTGTGGTTCTGTGGTCTGTTAGGAGCCACAATTATATTAGAACGCTAGAGTATATAAAGCTTATGCCTAAGCGTCTACTACTAATGCGTATTCGTATTTTGTTCCGACTTTGTGAATGCTAATATGGCGTATTGTCTTGGTATTGGTTATTGTTTCTAATTTATTTTCCAATAGTACAAGACATGCTGCCAAATTATCTGCTCTTTCTGTAAAGTCATTTACTGCGTATAATGCCATTTTTTATCTCCTTATTTTTTCTTTGCTACAACTTTTGTTGTTTTATGTTCGTGTGCCTGCTCGTTTGCCTCTATTAACTGCGATTGCTTCTGTGCTGATGCGTTATAATCAATAACTGCTTGTGCTTTAGCTTTATAGAAAGCTGTCTTTTCTGCTTGTTCCTGTTTCCATACATCTAGAGCATCTTTGATAATTAGAAGAGCTGGCCCACCTAATATAGCTATCAAAGTAGTATAGCCTTCGATTTGGTCAAGAACTGATTCATCTTGCAATCCACTGTGTATAACAAATCCTGCAAAACCAACCCAGAGTAAAACTAAAGGTACGGCTATCATAAACATAAAGATATCGTTAAAAGTTACTCCTTCTCTTGCTTGACTCATATTTTCAGTCCTCCTTTTCTTTTTCGTCGCTTGTTTTTTTACCTTCTTCGGTAATGATAATTGTAATTTTGACGTTATTCTCTTCGTCGCTGACATTATGATAACACACAAAAGTATTATGGATAATGCTGCAATTATAACTCCCATCAAGGTTAATATGTCTGTTAGTGTCATCACTCATGGCTCCTCCAAAATTATTTCATCAATATAAAAATATGCAACATAGTCATATACACCATCTCTATTCCAGTCTGCATACAGATTTACATATACCATATACCAACCAGTATAAGGTTCTGTAAAGTAATCTATGCTTGATGATAATTGATATTCATTACCTTCCCAGCCAGTTACATTGAAGAAATAATTATTATACATATAACCATTCCATACTGTTTCGTTATCTTC